TGCTAACGGGGTGCGCCAGTCAGGTACCAGCCCCATGTCCGGCATTTCCTCAACCACCAAGCTCTCTGATGCAATCTCCGCCTACAATCAACTTGCTTCGGATTGCGCAGCCACAACCCTCCAAACCGTAACACTCCAGCAGTGGATAACCGAGCAGATGAGCATTAAATGACAGATCAGCAGTTAGCAGAATTAGGAATAGACGCAAAATGGCTTGAACCCCTTAATGCGGCTTTTGAAAAATATGACATTAGCAAACCCAAGCGTCAAGCAGCGTTTATTGGTCAGTGTTCTGTTGAGTCTAATAATTTCAAAACTCTTGAAGAGAGCCTCAACTACTCCGCCGAAGGACTAATGCGAACTTGGCCTAGCCGGTTTCCGGATATAGATACGGCTGAGAAATACGCCCATAATCCTGAAAAATTAGCCAATAAGGTATACGCCGGCCGATTAGGCAATACTGAAGAGGGTGATGGCTGGAAGTATCATGGCAGGGGCTTAATACAGCTCACCGGGCGCGATAACTATCGTAACTGTGGTCAGGCCCTAGGAATTGATTTAATTAGCAACCCAGAGCTTTTGGCAGAGCCTAGCGGGGCCGCTCTATCCGCAGGCTGGTTTTTTAATAAGCACGGGCTAAACCAATTAGCTGATATTGGGGATTTTTTACTTATGAGCAAACGCATAAACGGAGGGGACTTGGGTTTATCCCAAAGAATTGCTAAAATAAACCACGCAATTACTGTGTTGGGATAACTCATGCCTTTACAAAAGCTCCAATTTAGACCCGGATTGAACCGCGAAGGTACAGATTACTCCAACGAGGGTTGGTGGTATGACGGCGATAAAGTCCGTTTTCGCTCCGGATTTCCAGAAAAAATTGGCGGCTGGACTAAATTTAGCAACAATAACTACGTTGGCGTATGCCGAGATCTATGGAACTGGGTAGACTTAAGTTCAAATAATTATATTGGCGTTGGTACTAGCCAAAAATATTATATTGAGTCTGGCGGAACCTATAACGATATCACACCAATTTACAACACAACAACTCTTACGGCAAGCTCTATTGCCACAACAGCAAGCTCCACTGCAGTTACTATTACAGATTTAAATTACACCCCAAACGTGGGTGATTACATTATTGTTTCTGGAGCATCTTCAGTTGGTGGTGTATTGGTCAGTGGGGAATACTCAGTAACATCTGTTGGGGTAGGTAACACTTATACAATTACAGTCCCCAACGCGGCTAGTTCTACTGCTAAAGGTGGCGGAACTCCAGTTATACAATATGAATACCCTATAGGACTAGATGTAGAAACTACCGGAAATGGTTGGGGCGCAGGGGCATGGTCTCCGACTACGCCGGTTACTTTAGGAACCAATCCGTTTACTACTACCAGCGGGAGTGGGACTGTTGTAGTTTCCCAGCCGGCGCATGGATTTACTGCAACAGGTCAGTTTGTAGCATTTTCTGGGGCAACTTCACTTACTGGAACGGGTGTGTTTTCCGGCATGATAAATAATACATTTGCCATCACCACCCTTACTGCCAGCACCTATAGCATTCCTTTGCCAAGTTCTTTTGTAGCTACTGCTACGACTACAAGCGGTGGTTCTGCTGTTATTGCTTATCCACAATATGGTTCACGCGGTTGGGGTACTGCAGCCACCACAGGCGTAGCCCAACAGTTGAGACTTTGGAGTTCAGATAACTATGGTCAAAATCTATTAATAGCCCCAAGAGGTGGCCCTATTTATTATTGGTTAGATTCCACAGGCGTAGCAAGCCGCGCTCAATCTTTAAGTACGCTATCAACCAATGCTAGTTACTCTGGAACTTATGTGCCATCGGCTACTTTGCAAGTCATTTCTTCCGCTATCCAAAGGTTTGTGATTGCTTTTGGAGCCAATAGTTATGTTTCAGGAACACCAAATACACCATTTAATCCATTGTTAGTTCGTTGGTCAGATCAAGGTAATGAATATCAATGGGTGCCGGCGGTCACCAATCAGTCAGGTGAATTTGCATTATCTAACGGTTCTTACATTATGGGAGCCAGAGCAACCCGCCAAGAGATTTTAGTTTGGACTGACTCGGCTATTTATTCTATGCAATACCTTGGAGCTCCTTATGTTTGGGGATTCCAAATTTTGATGGACAATATATCTATCATATCTCCCAATGCAATGGTCACGGTAAATAACGTCACCTATTGGATGGGGACGGGTAAATTCTATATGTACTCTGGCCGTGTAGAAACCTTGCCTTGCTCACTACGTCAATACATTTATGACGATATTAATTTTAATGAGGCTTATCAAATTTTTGCGGGAGCAAATGAAGCTTATAACGAAGTATGGTGGTTCTATGTAAGCAATTCAAGCGGCGGATCTCAAATTGATAAGTATGTTGTTTACAATTATCTTGACCGAGTTTGGTATTACGGTACTATGAGCCGTACAGCATGGTTAGAAACCGGCATTCAACAATATCCAATTGCTGCTCAATATACTCCAAGCGCTGCATTTACTGGCGCAATTTCTGGATCCACTTTGACTGTCAACAATTTAAGCTCTGGAACTATTAGCGTTAATGCTACTTTAGTGGGATCAGGATTGCAAAGCGGAACTATTGTTACCTCTTATTTAACCGGCACCGGTGGCGTTGGTACTTATACAGTTAATAATGCACAGACTGTTTCTTCTGAGTCTATGAGTATTACCGGAGGAGCTGGTCAGTTGCTTTACCATGAAAACGGCACGGATGACGTTTCAGGTCCAACGGCTTTACCAATAGATTCTTATGTTCAATCTTCAGACTTTGATATTGGGGATGGACACAATTTTGGATTTGTATGGCGTATCTTGCCTGACGTTAACTTTAATGGCTCTAATGTTAATCAACCGACTGTAACCATGACGGTTCGGCCACGCGAAAATTCAGGAACACCTTATGGGGTAGCTGATAATCCAGCTGTTCAAAGTTCGCAAAACTATCAAACATATCCTCAATATACGGTTCAACAGTTTACAGGCCAAGTTTATACCCGACTTCGCGGCCGGCAAATGGCTTTTAGAATTGAATCCAATCAACTTGGCGTAGCTTGGCAGTTAGGTAGCCCACGAATTGATGTAAGACCGGATGGACGCAGATAATGGCAACGCAATATAACGGAAACATAATTCCATCTATTGCACCCAATTTACCAATCGGGCCAGTAGAATATTCTCAACAATATCAAGACCAATTGCTTAATGCTTTGCGTCTTTACTTTAATCAAATAGATAACGCGATAGGATCTCTTGTGGCTACAGGAACAGCAACTAACCCATCTTATTCTGTGCCAATGAATGAGTCTCCGTATGCTTTGCCTCCATATTTACAGGTATCTCGCGGCTTAGTTACTGGTACTTCTGTGGTTAATATATATGGATATCAAGCATCCGTAGGAACTACTTTTATTCCAGTTTGGGAAAACGCAGCTACATATACTTATCCACCATCTGCCATTCCTATGGTTTTATATAGCTCTTCAGCTTCTGATACGGCCGTTTCTATACTTATATCTGGTTTAGATGGAAGTTATAACAGCAAATCTGAAACTTTAGTATGTACTGGTACTTCTGGCGTTACAACCGTGGGCTCGTATTTTAGAATAAATACCATTACAACTACAGGAACTAATAATGCTGTAGGCGATATAACTTTATCTAATGTGGGTAAATCTATTTCATATGCCAAAATTTTAGCCGGAAATGGAAAGAGTCAATCTACAATTTATACAGTGCCTAATGGATATACTTTTTATTTAACTAGGGTTAATGCTTACACCAACCAAGTTGGCAATCTTTCCAGCTCTTATTGCACTTATCGCGTATATACAAAAAATAGTTCTGGATTGGTAACAATTTTGCTTCAAGCACCTTTTGGAAACACCTATAGTTCTTATAGGGTTGCCCCACGCGCTTATGCGGCAACAACTGACATTCAATGGCAAGCAAATACCCCTTCTTCTACAGCCGCAGTTGGTATAGCAGTTGAGGGCATCTTAATTGCCACAGGCACAGCATAATGGTAAAATCAACCCCAAATATCCCTAAAGGATCACTATGAGTCTAGCCCACATTGCCAATCACCTAGCATCGCAAGGTCGCGGGGAAGACACACACCTAGTTCACATGACTGGCAAAGAGCTTGCTGCAATGCAACATTTAGCAGAAAAGCATGGGGGTTCACTTACAATCAACCCATCTACGGGTTTACCCGAAGCTGGTTTTTTAAGCTCTATTTTGCCAATGGCTTTGGGCGCTGCCGCATCGGCATTCCTTGGGCCAGAAATGTTGCCGTTGGTAGCTGGTGGTATTGGATTTGCAGATTATGCTATGACAGGCAGTCTTACTCAAGGCCTTATGGCCGGTTTGAGCGCTTGGGGCGGAGGAAGTTTAGAGGGCGGTATTGAACAAGCTTACAATGCTGTTCCTGCCGGCACTCCAGCGCCAGTACCAACACCAGATCCTACAACTGGCGAAATTGTGACGCCCCCTTCAACTACCACTCCTCCTCCAACTACTC